GTGTTGAAATACCAGAAGAACAAAAATCACAAGTTAATTTACAGTTAGATAAAATTACAGAATACGTTTTTGAAGTATTACAAAACTCAAACTTTAACCAAGAAGTACATGAAGCATTTATGGATCTTGCTGTTGGTACTGGATGTATGTTAGTTGAAGAAGGTGATGCTATTAACCCAGTTAAATTTACAGCTGTACCATTACCTAAAGTATGTTTGTTAAATGGCCCAGATGGAAAGATTGATACAGTATATAGAACTAGAAAAGTAAAACCAGAACACATTAAAGTTTTATATCCTAAAGCTGTAATGCCTGAAAATTTTGATTTGTTACAACAAAAAAAAGAATTAACAATTGTAGAAGCTGTATATAAAATACATCAAGACAATGAAGAAAAATATAAATATTGTGTTGTATTAGATAATCCTAAAGCAGTTATATTTGAAGAAGAATATTCTGGAGAAGGATCTAATCCATATTTAGTATTTAGATGGAATAAAGCATCTGGTGAAGTTTATGGTAGAGGACCAATATTTAATGCAATGGGTGCTATTAAAACTTGTAACTTAACTGTTGAGTTAATATTACAAAATGCACAGATGTCAGTATCTGGAGTTTATACTTATGAAGATGATGGTGTAATTAATCCAGACAATATTGCATTAGTACCTGGATCTTTAATACCAGTAGCTCCAGGATCAAGAGGATTAAGTGCTATACAATCTGCATCTAACTTTGATGTAGCTCAGTTAGTATTACAAGACATGAGGCAAAATATTAAAAAAGCTTTATACATGGAAGCTCTTGGAAGACCAGAAGGAACTCCAATGACAGCAACAGAAGTTTCTGAAAGAATGGCAGATCTATCAAGACAGATAGGTTCTTCTTTTGGAAGATTACAATCTGAGTTTATACATCCATTATTAAAAAGAATAATTAGATTATTATCTAAACAAGGTAGAATAGAACTACCTAAAGTTAATGGTAGAGAAGTAAAGATTGCTGCTAGATCTCCATTAGCTAAAGCACAACATATGCAAGATGTTTCTGATATAAATAGATTTAATGAAATTATTGCAGGTACTTTTGGCCCACAAATGATTAATGTTATTGTTAATCAAAATGAAACTGCTAAGTATCTAGCACAAAAAATGAATTTGCCTGAAAAACTAATTCGTGATGAAGAAGAACAAAAGCAAATAGTACAACAGATTAGTCAGTTACAAACTGCACCGAAAGAAGGAGAAATACCACAATAATGAGTTGGGATGGACTTAAAGAAAAAAGACCAATTCCTGCAAAATCTATTGATGGTTACGTAAGAACAGAAGACGAAGAACGTAATCTTAATAAATTATTTGCAGGTGTATTTAAGAATGATGATGGAAAAAAAATTCTTGAATATATTAAATCAATTACAACTGAAGCAGTTGCTGGTCCTAATATAGATAGGAATGGATTATTTCATTTAGAAGGAATGAGATTTCTAACAGCTGTAATACAAACAAGAATAAAAAAAGGAGAACAAGATGGTAGATGATAATGCAACAGCACCAATCACCACAGAAACGCAAGAGCAAACTGTTAGTGATAAACCAGAATTTGTACAAGATAAATTTTGGGATGCTGATAGAAAAGAAGTTAATTTAGAAAACTTAGCTTCTAGTTATAATGCTCTTGAGAAAAAATTAGGCTCAAGAACAGAAGATCTGTCTAAACAAGTTAGACAAGATTTAGAACAAGAAAGATTAGGTAAAATACCAGAAGAATATAATCTTAATGTTCCAGAACTTCCAGAAAATGTAGATGTATCTGTATCAGAAGATATGGAAATAGTACAATGGTGGAAAGATACAGCCAAACAAAATGGTTTATCTCAAGAACAATTTGATGAAGGTGTTAAAGTATTTATTGATAATGCAATGGCAACTTTACCAGATGTTAATGCTGAAATGGAAAAGTTAGGTGACAACTCTAAAGAAAGAGTTGAAGCTGCTGAGCTTTGGTCAAAAAAGAATTTATCACCAGAAGCTTATAATACTTTTTCTAGTGTAGCATCAACAGCTGAAGGTGTAAAAGCAATAGAAGAAATAATGAAAATGACTAAAGATAGTCCTATGCCTACTACACCTACACAAGTATCTGTTACTCCAGATTTAGTAGATCTTAAATCTATGATGAATGATCCTAGATATTATGACTCTAACAAAAGAGATGATGCTTATATTAAACGTGTAACAGAACTGTATGAAAAAGCATACGAAACAAAAAAGTAAATTTAAGTATAAAAAACTTAAAAAAGATTTGCATTGGCTAGATGCAATTAGTGATACAGGTTGGGTAAGTAAAGCCGATATGGATGATCATGAACCTGCTAAAGCTGTATCTAGTCAAATGTGGATATACAAAGAAACCAAAACATATATTACATTGTTTGGTACATATTCTTACGATAAAAAAGGTAATATAGAGTTTGGAGAAGTAATTACTATTCCTAAAATATGGATGTAATTGTGCGTTGTTTAAATAATTAAACAAATCTATTTCTATATCAAGACCTTAAAAATGTTTAATGTTTGCCCTTAATTGGATAACAAACCACTGCATTTGTAAGATAATCGGATAACAAACGTAACTTAACAACAAACAAAGGACAATAAAATGGCAACATCAATAACAAATGCCTTTATTACTCAGTTTGAAGCAGAAGTTCATATGGCTTACCAAAGAATGGGTTCTAAATTAAAGAACTTAGTAAGAACTGTGAATGGCGTTAATGGATCATCTGTTAAGTTTCAGAAAGTTGCAAAAGGATCTGCAAACACTAAAGCAAGACATGCTGAAGTAGTTGCAATGGATCTTTCACACAGCAATGTGTCAGCAACTTTAACTGATTACTATGCAGCTGATTACGTTGACAAGCTAGACGAGTTAAAGGTTAACATTGACGAAAGACAAGTAGTAGCACAATCTGCTGCGTATGCTTTAGGTAGAAAAACTGATAGCGTACTTACAGGTATTATGGATGGTGCAACTCAACTTGCAAACAACTCATCAGGAACAGGTACTGGTATGAACTTAGGAAAAGCTCAAGCTATGATGGAACTTTTCAATACCAATGATGTACCAGATGACCAACAAAGATTCTGGGTAGTAGGACCAAAACAATGGTCTGATCTAATTAACCTAGATCAATTCTCTAGAGTTGAATATGTAGGCGAAGGTGAGCTTCCATATGCTGGAGGAATGACTGCTAAAAGATGGTTAGGATTCTTATGGTTTGTACACAGTGGACTAGAAACTTCTGGTGCTACTGATAGACATACTGTGGCTTTCCACAAATCATCATTAGGCTTAGGAGTTGGTTCTGATGTTAAAACCGAAGTGAACTACATACCAGAAAAAGTTTCTCATTTAATTACTTCTATGCTAAGCATAGGTGGTACATTAATTGATACTGATGGTATTAGAGTTCAGAAATGTGCTGAATAAGGAGAATATATGGCTTACGAAACTGCAAACCCAATCAAAAAGATTGCTGAAGCTGGTGGTAACTCTGTATTCTTTTATACAGATGGAGATGCTATTGCTACAATAGCTGCTTCTGGTTACTTCAACTCAGCAACTGAGAACTTAAAAGAAAATGATATTATTCTTTGCGTTGGTTCAAATGGTGGTACTCAAACAGTTGACATTCTTGTAGTGTCTTCTGCAACAGGTGCTGCTACAGTAACTGTCGTAAACGGATCATAATCGTTTAAAGATATTTTGGGGGCGATTAATTTCGCCCTCAATTAATTTAATTTTATAAAATATGGCGACATCAAAAGTAGATATATGTGCAAGAGCTTTAGTAATGATAGGTGCACAACCTATATCTTCTTTTACAGATGGATCTACAGAAGCTTTAGTTGCTTCAAATGTTTATGAAGATATTGTACAATCTTCTTTAACAAGACATAGATGGAAGTTTGCAACTAATCAAAAAGAATTATCATTATTATCTACAGCTCCAGTAGGAAGATATGAATATGCTTATCAGTTACCTGCTGATCCTGGAGTATTACAAATTAATACATTAACAGTTAACGATTATATTATTCCTTATACAAGATATAAGAATATGATTTATGTAAATACTTATGGTGCAAATCATAATTTAGTATTAGATTATATTTACAGAGTAGAAGAAGATTATTTTCCAGCTCATTTTAGATTAGCTTTAGAATATGAACTTGCATCTTTATTTGCAGGTTCAGTTGCTAGAGATGCTGGTATGATAAATCAATTTAAACAAATGTCTGATAGACAATTTTTAATATCTAAAAATATAGATACAGCAGAAGTAACTACTAGAAAACTAGATACTTCTAGATTTATTAATCTAAGAAACTCTACGAGAACTGATGTATAATGGCAAGAACATTAAAAACTGTATTAACCAATTTTTCTTCTGGAGAGCTTAACCCATTATTAGCTACTAGAATAGATACACCTGCTTATGCAAATGGAGCTAAACAATGTAGAAACTTTGCATTATTAGCAGAAGGTGGTTTAATGAGAAGACCAGGTACTTCTTATCTTGCAACTTTACCTGCTGAATCTAGATTAATTCCTTTTGTATTTTCTGATGATGAAATAGCTATTATAGTTTTATCTAATCAAAGAATGGATGTTTACAATATAAGTGGTACTGCAATAGTATCTAACTATACAACAAATTGTAACTGGACTACAGCTCAATTGTTTGAATTAAATTATGCTCAGTTTGGTGATACTATTTTTATTACACATAGAGATAATGCAACAAGAAGATTATTTAGAGAATCTGCAACTACATTTACAGTATCATCTTTTGCTTTTGATGAAGACGATACTATTAGTATTAGTGGTGCAAACAGAAGTTTACAACCATTTTATAAATATGTTGATAGTGGAATTAGTGTTACTTTATCTTCTCATGCTACAGGAACAGGAAGAACTGTTACTGCAAGTTCAGATGCGTTTACAAGCAATCAAGTAGGCGATCATTTAGAAATTAATGCTAAACAAGTTAAAATAACTGGCTTTACTTCTGCAACGCAAGTTACTGTTACAGTTATTGAAGATATAGGTTCTACTGGCCCTCATTTTAACTGGGCTGAACAAACTATATCTACAAGACGAGGACATCCTCAAGCTGTTACTTTTCATAATAACAGACTTTGGTTTGGTGGTCTTAAATCAAGACCAGCAGGTGTATTAGCTTCTAGAATATCTGAATATTTTAATTTTGATATAGGAACAGGTGAAGCTGATGAAGCTATTGATTTAGATGTTGCAGGTGCAGAAGTTAATGAAGTTAGACATATGTTATCTGGTAAAGACTTACAAATTTTTACAGATGGTGGAGAATATTATATTCCAAGAGCAAATGATAATACTATTACTCCTGGCAATGTGTCGGTATTACGACAAACAGCATATGGTATAAGTAGAACAGCTCCTATTATATTTGATCAAGCAGCAGGATTTGTTCAAAAAAATGGTAAAGCTGTTAGAGAATTTATTTATTCTGATATTGAAGATGGTTATAAATCAACTTCGGTATCAATACTTGCACAACATCTAATTGATGATCCAAAGCAAGTAGCAATTATTAAAGGTAACTTTACAAGACCAGAACAATATGCGTTCTTTCTTAATAATGGAAATACATTACCAGGTACAATGGCTATCTTTCATTCTGTAAGAGATGAAAAAATAGCAGGATGGAGTCTTTGGACAACTAAAGAAAATGATTTATATCAATCTGTAATTACATTAAATGAATATTTAGTATGTATTGTAAAAAGACAATTAAATGGATCTACAGTATATACACTAGAAAAATTTGGAGATGATGATAGTATTACATTAGATATGCAAACAACATCAACAGTTAGTCAAAGAGGTACACCATTAGTAGAAGGTGGTAGTCAAACAGGAGCTGTTATAAAAATAGATGGATTTACTTCTGATCCACAAATTAACGAAACATTTACTATTGCAGGTAATGCTACTGAATATACTATTCAAGCTGTTACTAATAATGGTGGTGGATCTTATGATCTTAACTTAAATCAAAGTTTAGCAGCAAGTCCAGCTGATAATGCTGTAGTAACAATTGTTAAAGGATATTTACATTCTGTAAATGGAATATATACAAATGAATCTGTAAATGCAGTAGAAGGTAATAGTTCATTAGGTGCGTTTACTGTTACTGGATCAGATACTATTACACTTAATTCACCAAGAGCAACTGCAGTGAATATTGGATTTAATTATACACCTGTTATTGAAACTATGCCGATAGATAAAGAATTACCAGAAGGCCCATTAACTGGGTTACCAAGAAGAATCTCAAGAGCCATCATTGATATTAATTCTGCTTTAGATTTGACTGTCAAAGCTGCAGACACAACCTCTAAATCTTTAGTAGTCCAACAAGTTAACTTCACTGGTGGTTCTGACT